TGTACCAGCAACCATCAAACGACGGGCCTTGGCGTTGGTAACGGCACCGCCACCGCTAGTAGCCGACAGACCAGCAACCAGAGCTTTACCAGCTTCGCCTTTTGGCAGCAAGTTGCTGACGTAGACGCTGAAACGGTCCAACATACCGATCTTGCCGGTACGGATGGTGCTCGACTGGTCGCCAGTGAAGTACGCCTGAGCGATGCTAGATTGCATCAACAGGTGACGGTCATAAGGAGACAAGATCAAGAAGCGGCCATCTTCAGGCACGTTCTGCTCGTCCAAAGATGTGGACATGCGCAGGATAGCCTTCAAGACGTTTTCAGGGGTGCTCTGGTCGACAGGAGCGGTATCTGAGCCCAAGTTGTAGGCAGCAGAAATCTTACCAGCGGTAGAACCCTTGTTAGCAGAAGCAGGGCCTTCAGTCACGAAGCTCTGGAAGAACACTTCGTTTTCGATGGCGATCTTCAACTGCTTGGCGGCGTCTTCGGTGAACATGTTCATCAAAGCGATGTCGGACTGATAAGCCAGAACGTCGTTGACTTGCACGTTGAACGATTTGCCTTTGTTCACTTGCATATCTTGGAAGATAGGCGTTGGAACTTCAGGGGTGCCCAAACCAGCGCCAACCACGTAGTCGCTGATGGTGATCGAAGGAGCCAGACGGATACGCACGGTATCGCCTTGGTTCTTCAACTCGCCTTCGTAGTCAGTGTTAGTGACTTCAGACAACATGGTGTTCTGGTAGAACTTGGCCAGCAACTTACCAGACCACAGGGTCGGGATAAAGGCACCGGAGTACGAGGGGGTGGTGTCATACACACCAGACCCACCAGACGCATTTACAGGAAAAACAGCAGCCATTTTGGCCTCCTAAAATAAAACAGGTTGGGTAAACGCTGCCGCCAGAAACTTACGCTGTTACGCGTCCATCTCTATAAGCTGCGTCGATTTCAGCTTCAAGTTTACGTGCCTCTTCGTGTTGCTGCTTAGACCCCAACTCCACAGCTTTTTTGAACATGTTTTGGATGTCCCGGTCTGTGTAAATTTTGCCTTTTTGTGAGGCAGGTGGGGCGCTTGCAGCGCTACGATTTGGCTGGACTTGACGTGCGATTTCTTCGGCTTTGTTGGATTGCTCTACGGGGGCAATGCTTTGTTTAAACATCCCAACGTAGTGTGCAATACCTTCCGCGTCGCCTCGGTTGAACGCTTCTTGAGCAACGGTAATGCGTGGGGCTCGAAGCAACGGATCAACTTCATTGAGCCACGCGATCCACTTGGGGTCAACGTTGACTGTTTGGAAGTCGGGCACCATACGGTGCAACCGCTGCTCAAAGGATGCTTCAGACACTTGATTGCCGGTCGCGTTCAGCTGCTCGCGCAACTTGTCGTTCTCGGCTTTCATGGCGTCTAACTCACCACGAAATTCCATTGCCACTTCGCGGGCAACCTTGCGTTGGACTTCAATGAGGTCCAAGCCGAATGCTTCAACGTCAGCATCCGTGACCAACTTCTCAGCTTTGGCAGGCTTGGTTTCTGGCTTCGGTGCTTCAGCAGCGCGTTGGAACTTATCCATTTGCGACTTCAGCTCACGAATGTCAGAGTGCAAGCGAGGCACTTCAGCGTCGTACATACCCTTGAGGGTTTTGTACTTCTGTTGCCATGTCTCTTCTGCGACAGCTGGTTCTGTCGGTTCTGGCTTTGGTTCTACAGGTTTCGGATCAGCGGGCGCTGGTGCTGGTTCTGAATTGGGCTCTGCTTGGTTTGGGTCAGGCTCTATAGGAGCTTGGTTCTGACTTTCAATAAGCTGCTTTTCGTACGCTTCCACTGCGTCTATTTGATCTTGAACTTGTTTTGGCAATGCCATTTTGGTGTTTCCTTTTTGCTCCAACTCTGCTTTAGGCTCCTTCTGCGGTCTGCCCTACACATAATGGTTTGCTTCGGATAAAAAACCGGCTAGTAACCTAACCGGGCGAGAATCTCGGGCGATTTTTCAACCGCTTCGAGAAAATCTGTTAAGACCTCGGCCCGACCTTGGAGTCTGTGAATCCTGATTGGGTCCTCTGCGACGACCAGTAGAGTTTTAATCTCTTCCAGTTTAGTGGCAAACAACGCAATCAGAGCTTCATTCTCTGGCAGCTTACAGCGATATAGTGCTTGTATCTGCTGCCGTTCGGGCTTTTGGCCTACAAAAATCTTCATGGGTGGATTCTATACCCAAATATGGGGGGTGTGTCAAGAAAGATTTTCTAATTTGTACAAAGTCGAGTCGGTTTGTGCAACGATCTCGTCAATCAGGTTTTGCAATTCACTGTGATCGCACATGGCATCGCGGTTTTCATCAATATAACGGCGCAATCCACGGATCATTTGAATTGGATCGGTTTCTGCTTTATACGGCAACTCGGGATAATCCAAAATACCATAGCGACCTTGAGTTGCTTCGGCCAAAGTATCGGTGAGCTCTACGATATTGTCGTAAAACTCATTTAACGCAACGTGTTTTGCGTAACTCTTGGTTTGTAAATGCAACACATGCGCGTTGGTACGTGCGTGAAACAGCTGCATAACCAATCCAGCGATGGTTGGGGTGGATGAAATGCCTCTCATTTTTATACTCCGTTTGGTCTTGGTGACATCATATTACTCTCGCGGCCACCGACTTGGCTACCGTCCGGGAGCATATTTTTTGGGGCGGGGCTGCTAGTCATACCTTGGCCACCTTGGCCAGCTGCTTGCATTTCGCCCATAATCATTTGAAGTTGCTGTTGCAACTGCGCAATTTGTTGCTGTTGTTGCTGAATTGTGCTGATCTGCTGACGGTCAGGAACAATCCGGTCCACGTTACCATTGAGGTTTTTAGCTTGGTCGCGCAACAGCTCAGCAGTGCCATCCATACCAACAATCTGCTGAGCCACAGGGCTATTGAGCACGGTATTAAGAAACTCATTGCGTCGCACTGCTTCAGCTTCCTTAACAACCAGAGACTGCGCACCCTTGGCCACAATATTTACGTCGCCAACCAAATCGGGATCATCGCTGTACCGCAAATTATCTTGGTACAAACGCTCAATCGCAGGAGTAATTACGTTGTGGTCGATGTTGCTGATAACCTGTTTAATGCCTTTGCCAGCATTGGAAATCAACATGGACAGACCCGATGACGTACGGCCTGCGCCCGGTGAACTTTCGCCAGTCATGTATCGAGGAATCATGGTGTCCTCATCGGCGCGTGCGGAGAATTTTTCAAACACGGCCATCAGTTCAGCAGCATTGCTCTGGGGCTGGAAGAACGTAATGGGGGCCGAGCTGTCGCTGACCTCGGAGGCGGTGAACTGCCAGATTTTCCAAGGGTGCATGTCCGTGATGTCCTCACCCTGCGGCAAGCGAGAGATGTTTACACCAACTTGTGGGCCAGAACTGATGCCCATGTTGTTGGCCAAGCTGCGGGCCGATGCGTTCACCATAGACTGTGCATCGCGGCACAGGTCAGTCACGCCCTTGCCGTCCACAGAGCCGGGCATGTTTTCGTAGCTGGTCAAGTAATATGGCTTGCGGCCCAGCGGGTCGTAGTTCAATACAGCGCGGATGACTACGTTGCCAATTAACCACACTTCACATGGATATGTGAGGTCTGGATCAGGAATTTCTTTAGCCGACAGGCCCCACTCCTTGAGCAAGCTGCCTTTTACCGAATCCCACAGCTGAATGGCATCAACCAAATCACCGGAGATGATGGCTTCTGTAACGTACTTACCCTCGGCTTGTGCTTTGGAAGCGTCAGTCCACAACCACTGCTTCATGCCCATAGTGCCGAAATCGTTCAGTACAGTGCGAATAGCGTCGTCGTTGTAACCGGGCACTCCCATCAGAGCCTGCAGTTCCTCGGCGGTCATGCGGTGGCGTTCAATTACAAAACCGTCACATAACTCCCAAGCCCATGGGGCCCAGTACAGCATGAATGGATCAACGCGTTCCCACTCGTTGCGGATAATTTCAGCGGGCACGAGCTTGCCGTTTTGCCATTCTAGTGTCTTGCGCTTGCGTTTGATCGGGCCTTTTAGCACGCCGTATGGGAATGTAACGATGTCGTCCAAAAACTCATCAAACGCTTGGTGCCAGCCGCCTTCATCCAACTGGTCTTCCATCTTGCGAGACATGCGCTCTACGCGGGCGTCGGCTTCGGCCTTCAATTGGCGCTCAGCTTGGTCCCTCATACTCATGGCAATCTCGCGCAACTCCTGCGGAGTAGGCTGCATCCCGCCCTGCTGAATGTGAGTCATCAATTGCTGAGCCAGCGTTGCCTGCAACTCTTGCAAAATCTCAGGCGGCATTGTGGGGTTGGGCGTGCTCTCGATGCTCCACGGCTTGTCAGCGCCAGACCCAAGCAACGTATCTCTAAGCCAGCTGGTTGCTGCGCGGCACTTGACTGAGGTCAGGTTAATGAAGATGTCTGAGCCGCCCTGCTCTTTAATTTCCTGCGCTTTTTCAGGGTCATATTCTCCGTTACGCTGGCGCAAACACTGCAGCATGCGCTCTTCAAGGTTACGTTTGGCGATCCGGGCGCTGTCCCAACGCGAGCGTACGTGCGCGGCGAGCCCTTGAATAACAGGCTGGTTCTGCATCTCGTCACTACGAGCTTTAGATTGCGCCTCAAGATCAGAGGCACGTGCAACGGGAATAAGGGCAATACCTGTGGCCATAGTGGCTCCAAGAAGAAATGCGTAAATTGTACCCGCAAGGGGCACAGGGTCAAGTGTAAGCGTATTTGACTTTTTTTACATCACGCCGTGCGGTTCCTAATGCAGCTCCGCGCACATTCATGTCAATAACAGAATCAGCATACTGGTTGGCGTCGTGTACGTGGGAAAACTCGTTTTTGTCGGGTTTATCTTCCAACTCGCCGTTTTTCTTAATTTTATACCGGTATCCGTAACGAAACCCTTTAATTAAATGCGTGCATGCCGGATCGATCAGATACATAGCCTTACCCTCCAACTGTTGAGTAAGCAAACGTTCAACTGACTGAATCCGCAATTCCGGTTTATTTGTCGGAGGCCGCACGCATTTAAACCCAGCGTCTTTAAGCACATCAACCAAAGTCATTTCGTTTAATTGCTGTTTGGCAAATCCAGCTGGATCAGGCGCTACAAGAAACGTACAGCCCTGCAAGTTATTCGCAATATAGGGATTTAATTTTACCCGCAAAAAAGTCTCAATACCCATATTCTCGGACACCAGCTCCCCCAACGTCACCACCCGCCCACGTGGGTCGCGCTGTTTAAACACTGCCGCCGGTGTGCGCCCAAAGTCCAGACCGATAATTACTGGGTAGTCATCCCCACGAATTGGTTTAATTGTTTCTTTAGCCACATGGAAATCAGCAGTGAACGTTTTCTCGTACACCGGGGTTCCCGACAGCGACCTACCGTACTCTGACCGCAGGTACACACGCAGCCAATCTTCAGTTTTGCCCGGTATCAAGTTGGGGTAATACTGCTTGGGCAAGTGGTCGTAGTTGTCGCACTCCGGGTTGACGCACCATTCAGCTCCGTCTTTGTCAAGCAGAACTTCTTCAGGCTCTTCTTTGAAACGATCAAGGTACGCGTCAGGTTTTAAGATCGCCGCTGGCTGTTTGTAGATACTCCAGTTGCTCGGCGGCTCTTCCATTTTGTTATGCCACCACGTGTCTTCATCTGGCATGTTGGTATCAAACAACGCACACGAGCGCGTGGGCCCACCGTCCTTCATCGACGGATACCGGTTCAGACGACCGAGCAGGCCGTCCACAACGTCTTGGTGCAGTTCTCGAGCTTCGTTGCCCCAGATGAACGTAGTCTCCAACGACAGCGCTTTTCTAACGTCGTCTGGCGTATCGAGCGCGATGAACAGCCACTCGGACTCAACCGTGGTGCCATCTGCCAGTCTGGCCATCAGTATGAACGTCTTCTCAACTGCTTTCCAAATACCAGCCTCCCCGGGCGGCAGCCAGTCGAACACCGTTTTACGGGTCGTCAGCGCCAACTGATCGGCGGTGTTACGCACAATTACCGCCCGGGTCTTCCTGATATTTTTTGCGTTCGGCGCTTGCCCCATGGCCAGACGCACCAGCTCATGTACACACGTCACCGACTTACCTCCACCGACCGGACCAGCCAAAACTCGTACGTATGCTTCGTCCAACATGAACTCACGCTGCGTCGCCGTCGGTTTGTACACGCTCATTTGATCTCCTTGACTTCGGCTTCCAGTGTAACCGGCTGGTTGCTTAAACTCATCGTCTGGCCACCACCCAAGTCGATGGACAACGTGAACGTCGGCCCGGTGTTCGGCAGCTTTTCCTCTTTCGGCTCCAATCCAGCAGCCTTGATGAGCGTTTTCAGGACTTCATGCTTCTGGCCAAGCGAGGAATCGGAACTGGACGCACTGAGGTACACCTGATCGAGCAACTCCCCGGCCATCCATGACGCCTTGGCCTTGAACGTGATGCCGTTCTTCTCAAACTCAGAGCGCTTGAGGGTAACTTGCAGCTGAAACCACTTTTGAGCAGCCAACGACTCGTACTGTTCAACGCTTAACCCATGCCGGGCAGCCACAATCAGCTCATCTTCCATGCCAAGGGCTATGGACGACACCATTTCTTCGCTGATGCTGGGGAACGAGACCTGTTTTTGGCCATATTCCAGCGGTTCGTCGCCAATTTCAGAGTCAAGCGGCAGCATTTTGAGCCTCCGCCACTGCTTTTTCGTGCTTTTCCACGGCTTGTAGGTACTTTTCTAGTGAAATTCTGACGATGTCAGCCGTCGAAAGCCCCTTCTTTTTTGCAAATTTTTGGGTTTTTTCGAGCAGTTCTTCGGAAATAAACAGGTTCCAGCGCTTCATTTTTGGCCTTTTGGGTGTGTATACGCACATTGTACATGATTTTTTGGTGTATGTATACATACAAGGTGTGTATGTCTTTATTTTTTGACGTGCTGTAAGACTGAGGCGTAAGCAGGGGCGGGGCGGTGGGGGGCCGTTGGGGGCCTGTGGGGGGTGGGTTGACACCCGCGCCATGGGTGTAGGGCGTTGACTCCGGTTGACACCTACACCAGTAGTGGAAGGACTAGCATCCTGCGTGAAATAACGCGAACAGCTAGGTGTCGAGTAGGTAACTCCCAGAAGCCCAGTGCGGGTTTATGAGCGAAGCTGAGGATACATGGATAGTCACACGCCAACGAGTAATGTCGGGCTGGGTGTCACGCCATAACCGCCCTAGGCGGAGTAAATGTAGGGGTTATCCCTACGCCGAACGGTTCGTTCTGTCGGTGTATATCGAGGGGTTCTTGACGTTGCCCTACCAACAAACCAACGGAGCGCCAACAGCCGGGGGCGCCAATACCCGGAAGCCCTATCCAAAGGGCTTGAATGTGTAGCCGTGTTGGATACACATCAAAGCTCAACTCTCTAAGGAAAATTATCATGGAAAAAGCTCAAATCCTCAAGCAAATCGGTTCTATCGGTCGTGCATCAGCTAAGCTGACCAAGGACATTCAAACAACTGCGACAGCTTGCGCTCTCCACGCCCTCAAGCATGGTGACGTGACTCTTGCAGACCAATTGGTTGAAGCCCTTGGCAAAGGTATGCGCCGCGCATCCCTGCGTGCATGGTTCGAGACCAACACCCCTATGTTCATTGCCAAGGGC